ATCTCTTTTTCTTTGCACGGTGTCGTTTGTCAAAAGCTACACCATTCTTTATCACTTCTATACCACTATAGAGGTCACCCAACTTATCTTTTTTCATGCCTCTGGGCATATCCATAATATATACCTTTTTGGTATCCCTACAATATACCCATTGAAAAATGTCATCCATTAATCTATAACATGGTACTTCCTCGGCTAACCCCTGTAATTCCATATATTCTGAAAATAAACTCTTTCCGGCACAACCTGTTGGGTCGTAAATAAGGTCTATCTTTCGTAAATCAAATTCACTTAATTCATCAATTAATTTTTGTTGCCATGGTAACAAACCCCATTCTCTAAACAATTTCATCTGCTTAGTTATTTCCTTCGGTGTAGCTTTGTCGGACCATGGTCCGTCAATTCTACTATCTTTCTTCATACAATAAAATGCCTCTTTGAGGTGTTCTTCATTTGTAGTCGGTTCACAGTATTCAGGTTTAGGATCTAATAATTTTAAAACTTCATGTTTGAATCTTTTTTTCTTAATTAAACTAATTCTAGCTTGCCAATGTTCATAACCACTGTCCCCCCGTTCCAATTGAAAGACGTAGTGTTTCGCGACATCACTAAAACTATTTATAACATCATATTCAGACTCAAAATGTTCTTTATTAAATCTTAATTCCCATACAACTTTAGGATATACTGGTTTGCTCATAATAATAATAAAATAGAAAATAAATTTATATATAGAAACTATTTAAACAGATAATAATTTTCTTACCCTATAATATATATTTAAATGACTTATGGATACAAAAACTATAGAAATCGTAATTCCAAGTATTCTAATCGTAATTCTCGCTATAAGCGCAAGGTTGCTGTCCCCAAGACTAAGAAACCGACTCGTAACTATGTTAAAAACAACTCCAAGGCAATCAACGATCTCTCCAGAGATATCAAAAAACTAAAAATGTCACAATATGGAAGAGTACAACAAAACTTTCAAATCGCTAATAACACTGTTAGTCCAACTGCTGCTTTACCTGTTCTCTTTGATGCAACTGACATCACTTGTTTCAGAGAAAGAGGTGGTCAGATCTTTTCACAAGGTTGTCGCATGTGGCAATACAATGCATTAGGTGTTTTAGGTAATCCCGGAGGATTCAATATACAGGATAATTTAGGCAACCCTTTTTGGGAGAACCAAAATAATGATATAGTAAATGGCGGTTGCTATTTCCCCACTTATATAAAATATTTCTTTGAGATTTCTGGAAATCGTTCCTTAGATAACACTAGAGTAAGAGTAGACTTCTTCTCGGCTCGGACTAATACTCATATTCAATCAACATCTGTTGCTGATATAACTAGATTACCAACAGCACTTAATCACTTATCTGAAATGGCTAGTCCACAGGAAAATAGACTCAACAAGGTCTTCTTTAAAAGGTACATCACTAAAACTGTCTTCATCAATTCTTCGAAAACGGATCAATACACTAAAGGTACTACATCAAATATCAAACGGTTCAACATTACTTTACATCCTAAAAAAGCACGGTATCAAGCAGATACCACACCGGATACTAAAAATGACCCTGACGTCCCAGCGGGTTTAATTGATACAGGTACATTTGGTCCATATAACGTACCAGCAGAAGCGCCATTATGGTGTCTTATATCAACTGATGATCTTCTTGCAACTGGAGACTCAGTCGTCGTAAATATTTCTCGTATCTGTCGATGGAGAGATCCAATAGGTTCAGCATATCTTAACTAATGACGAAGTCCCCCTTGAGGAGCCGGGGTCAAGCCCGGATAGCGTCAGGGCAGGCGCCAGAGAGCGGAGCGGCAGATGCCCGTCTGCGGAGCAGATAGCGTATATACTATAATAAACTTTAAAGTATACACTCTATTAATGGTCATGTGCCGAATGTGCCGACCATGTAAATATATATATATAATTGGATTTTTAGTGTTATTCCAGGCAACTTGCTTGCCGCCTAAAAATCCAACTCACATGTTGGTTTACCACATGTGGGATTATATGTAATTAATTCATCATCCTTGATTGTCCATAGGACCCATCTGTCGTGAGACATTAAATCAAGGCATGGTAATTCATTTGTAAAGACAGCCACGCGTGGTCTGTCGAATCTCTTTTTCTTTGCACGGTGTCGTTTGTCAAAAGCTACACCATTCTTTATCACTTCTATACCACTATAGAGGTCACCCAACTTATCTTTTTTCATGCCTCTGGGCATATCCATAATATA